AATCCATATCTCATTTTACAACCTGTCATAGTTTTGGAACAAACATCTCCTGGTTCCCAATAATCTCCAAATTCTGGAGTTTGTCCTATGGAGGTTTTCTTTGCTTTCCATAATTTTGTTAAACCTCCAACAGTATATCTTACATAGTCATTGTATCTATCATCTGTATAAGCATAATAAGTTGTTGAAGCACTATAAGTATCCCATACTCTAATTCTTTTTACTAATACATTATTGTCAGTTAAAGTTCCTGGAGAGTTGCTTGTTTTAAGAGCTTGCCAATAATTTGGTACAGTAGTTGAATCTGCAGAAGTATCTATACTTCCATCTTTTTTCAATCTTCTCACTGTTCCGCCTAAAGTAGTATTAGTAGTGTAGTAACTATTTTCTGTTATACTGCTTACTGTAGAAGAAAAAGTAATTGCCCCGCTTTCTCCAGTTGCGGGAACTATATATTCATTATCTAAATTTACTAAAGATATGTATTCTGTTGCTCCATTAAGTGAAGACTTGTAAGCTGCTTTATATTTGCTTTCTCTGTTCCACGTACAAGCACCTACCTTTTCGTATTCATTTAATGTATGGTCTGCTCCTTGATAAATCCAAGGGCAAGCATTTGCTAAAACTTGTCTTTTTGGGATTATAATTCCTTGTAAATCAAAAGGAGTTGAACATTCAAAAGAAACCATAATTTTACTAAGCGCAGATATTCTGTCAAGTATATAAACTTGTCTAGGAAACTCTACTGCAGGATTAGAGTTTAAATATTTTTCAAGAGTTGTTCTTCTTGTTAAAGTTGCTCCCAATAAATTTTCATAATCTGTTATTGAACTTTTAAATATATCTGACACATTGGCAAAAGTTATTGTAGGTCGAGCACTTGTTGATGAAGGATCAGACCTAAATCCTTTGGCTTGCAAAGGAATTGCTGTATAAGTACGTAATGTTCCTCCATCATCTCTAAATTGCACAGAAGTTAGATTTTCTTGTACTCCCGAATGAAAATATAACGTTGTGGAATCAAACTTAAGCTCAAACAACTCAATAAGTTGTGAACCTGGATCTTGCTTCTGTAAATCTTTGACAATAAGGTCTGTCATGCTTCGTATACTCTCCTAAAATTTGCTGTTGCACTATAAAAATTATCATAGGCATATGTTTTTGTCCATTTATCACATACAACTTTATAAGTTGTTTCTCCACCGCCCTGATTACTATCTGCAACTACATAATTAAAAGCAGTTACACCTTTTAAACTTACAAAAAAAGCAATTATATCATCTATTTCAGCTTTTGTTCTTGTTTTAAAACTTAAAGAAAAAGTCTGCTCTAAAGAATTTATTCCATTTGCTATTCTTTGCTCATATCCGTCACCGAAAGAAGCCATAAGAACTCTTGGAGTTTCTGAAGAAGATAAACCTTTATCTGGAACTATTTGTCTGTTTCCATAAGATGCTGTTGTGCTAAATCCTATTGCCATAAGTATTAAATTGGGCTAAGTAAGCCGCCTGGTCGTTGTTGTTCTGCTATTTCTCTAGTTACTGCCATTTGAATTGCTTCACCTAATGCTGTGGATTCTTCTGCTGAAGTTTCTGTGTCGCCTTCATTATTTACAGTAACATTTATAACTGAATTTACTGGTCCTTGTCCTTTTCCTGTAAGTTGTACTGGTATTTTATCTCCGTCTGGTAAAGGAACGATAGCTTCTCTTCCATGCATAAGTACATTGTAGCCTGATTGCGGGCCATCTGCAATTCCACCTGCTGCGTACCCTTTTCCAACTACTCCTCCGTATCTAGTAGTAATGTCAGGAATTTGAATTGAGGAACTAACTTGATTTGTTAAATTTGTTGCTTGTTCAGTAGAATTAGTAGGTGTAAACATGCCTGACATCATTCCAATAATCTGACTTGCCATACGTGCTGCAAGTATTCTTTGCATTTCTTGAATTACCACTACAGCTAATTGTTTGAAAGCATCTTTTGCTTTTGCGGAGCCGTCTATAATACTTTTGAACATATCATCTAAACCATCTTGAAATGTATCATTTAATTGTCCTACAATTGTATTTGCTCTTGTATATTCTTTTTCTTGAGCTCTGGCTAAAGCTAATTTTTTCTCGGCAAGACTTAGTTGATATTCATCCTCGTCTGACATTTGTTTATTTATAGATAACTCGTTTACTTTCTCTTCTGCAAGTTGTGTAGCTATTGATAATTGTTCTTTTTTATATTCGACTTGTAATAGAGCTGATCTTGCGTCTTTTCTTTCTCCTAAAACTGCTTTTTTAGTATTTATATCTGCTCCTTCTAATCCTAATCTTCTTTGTGCATCTATTGTGCTTTTTAAAGACTCACCAAATCTATCGATAGCTGCTGTCATTTCATCTAAGGTTGCGTCTCCTCTTTCTCCAAATAAAGTTTGATAAAGTCTAGTAACAACATCTTCTTTGTTTGCTCCTGTCATTTTTATAGTATCTTCAAAACCTTTATAAGTACTTAATAGATCGTCTAAAGGGCCTCTTTTACTTAGTTTTTGATACTGTTGATTAAAAGCTGCAATAGTGTTATTTAATTGTTTAAATGCTGTATTTTGAGCGCCTGCTGCTGTATCTACTATTTTTAATTTATCTGTTAAAGTTTGAGTATCTATAGTACCATCTTTGAATTGCTGAAATAAAGTTGCTACTTCAGGATTAATACTACCTAAATCTGTTCCAAAAGCTATTAATTTTTCTCTTAATTCTGATAATTGATCAGGTGTCATTTCCTTTGCTTTTTCAGCTCCTAATAAAACCGAAGCCTTTCCAGATATACTAGCACTTGCCATAGTTGCTACATTTGCTTCAAATAACTGAGCCCCTGTTAAACCTTTTCCAGATTTTTCTGCTGTTCGAGCTCTTTCTTTCATCATCTCTTTGAACTCATCATGTGCTTCTGTAATTCTTTCTTTTGCTCCTTCAAATTGTTCAGCAATTATACTTCCAGGTCTTTGTTTTTCAGCTTCGTCTGCCATTTTACCTATCCATCCTGTACCATTTTCTAAATCACTTTCAATTTTTTCTGCCCCGCCTCTAATTTTATCAGCAAGTAGTCCTATTCCTTTGCCTATTTCAGGAAATAGTTTCATTACGAAAACTGCGAATCTATCGACTTGGTCTGCTATAAAATTAATAGCTTTTGCAAAGAAAGCTGCTACTTTATCAAAATTTGCTTTAAGGGCGTTATATGCGTCTATTATTAAAGTAACCCAACCAAATATTGCGACTGCTTTAAAGGCAACATTAACCATTCTTGCTGTACTTTTTGCAACAAAAGCCATGCCTTTCATAGCTAACTTAAATGCTGCTGCTGTTAATTTAATGCCTCCTTTAATGCTATTAAATGTAAATGTCCAAGCTACTCTTGTTATTTTAGAACTTAACCTGGCTTCGTTTGTCATCTGTTGAAATGAAACTTTAAAATTTCTTACTTTGTTAATATTTTCCCCTGCAAAAATACCTGTAGTTATTTTTCCATGTTTTCTATATTCATCTTCTGCAAGTTTTAGAGCTCTCTTTATACCTTGTACTTGTTGTCTATTTAATTTTTCTTGATTTTTTATTGCTTGCATACCAGAAGATTTTTGTGCTGCTTTAGAATCAAATCCTTTTACTGCTTTAGAAGCTTTTTGTACTCCAGTACCTGAAGTAGCTTTTTTGAAATCTTCTCTAACTCCTGCGAAGGAAGTACCTAAACCACTTCCAAGTCTGCCTATTAAACTACTGTTTATCTTTTCGTTTAGTTGGTCAAATGCGGGGAATACTGAAGAGGTAAGAGTTGTAACAAATATAGCTAAAGCAGCTACTGCTGAGCCTATATTGTTTGTAAAGAAATTAGCGAGTGCTTCTGCTACAGGAGTTATAAAAGCCATTGCTTCATCTTTTAAGTCTATAAAAGTTGTGATTAATTTATTATAAGCATTTATATCTACAGCTTCTCCAACTGCTCCATATTTTTCTTCTGCTTGTGTGAGTACTTCATTTAATACTGCTTGTGATTTTTCAAAGGTTGTTAAATCTTTGGCAGATTTTTTCATTGCAGTTGCATACTTTTTAGTTGCAGGCTCTAATCTTAATATAATACCTAATTCATCTAATAATTCTGGTTCTGCTTTTGTGACACCTCTTACAAGACGATTAAAAGAATCTTCAAAGTCCCTACCTAAAGCTGTAGAAGCACCTCTTGCAGCCTTTGCAATTGCTCCCATTTGATCTTCATTAAAACCGGCTGCTAACATAATTTGTGAAGCTTGGGCTGCTTCTCTAAAAGCTATCTGATATCCTGTGGCTTCTTGTAAATTTCTTGCAAGGGTTTTTACCATAACTCCTGAATTAGCTGCAAAAGATTTCATACCTTCATTTAAAACACGAAAATCAGCAGCTTGTTGAAGCCCTCTAAATAAAGCTCCCAAAGCAAATAATTGAGCTGCAAGAGTAGCATAAGCAGGAACTAAACCGCCTGATACTCCTTGAGCCATCTTTGAAAAGTTTTTAGTAGTATTAGAAGAAGCTTGGGCAGCACCTTTTAATCTACGGTCAGCTGTATGTGCAGCATTACCAGTATCTTTTAAAGCCTTGCCTGCTTTTTTAGATTTTTTTTCTACTTTATCAAGAGACTTATCGTCTGATACTGTAAAAGTTAACTTTCCTAATTTAATTGTTTTCATTTATTAGCGTTTCAAATTCGCCGAATTAATTCCGGGACCTTTAGCCTTTCTTTCTGAGGCTTGTCTTTTTCTCTGTATTTTTTTATTTATTTTTTCACTATTTTTAACTTCTATGTTTTTTATCCAAAAAATAGTGTTTTTTCTATCTTCTACTTCCCAAGTATCGAGTAAGGTTCCTAAAGACGACATATCTTTACCAAAATATGAGCCACTCATTCCATCCCATCTATCTGGTAATAAGTCATGCAATAAAAAAGCCACCTGAACTTCGAAGGGATATTCCTCCATAGTTGGTGGCATTTCTTCCGGGTCAGGCTCTATACCTTTTTGTTCACATATATCTAAATATGTGTCCAGAGGTAACTGCCCTTCCTTATATTGTTTTTCTAATAAACCAAGTATCTGTTTTACTTGGTCTTCGTAAAATTTTCTAATTCACCCGTTACTTCTGTAACCCAAGTGTCAAAATCTGCTGCATTTTTCATCAGAGTTTCTGCATTTTCTTGGTTATGTTCCAGAGTATCTTCAGGATTTAAGCCACTGATATCCACCAATAGAAGCTCTTCTAAGTAAGCATATTTTAAGCCTTTCCATCCTTTGATTACTGCTTTTACATATTCGATTAAAAATTTATCTTCATCTAATTGCTCATCGAACGCTCTTGTTTTTCTATTAAACTTTTGAGATAAGCAACGATTTCTTAATTTGATTAATTCTTCTCTTGCAAGATAGCATAAATCTACAGTAAACCCTTTCATTCCTGGATAGTCTACGGTTACTGTTTTACTTGGAGTTAATAAACTCGATAGTGATACTGGTTGTTTTTGTTCTGTCATTATTTTTTCCTATAAAAGAGGGAGGGAATGACCCCTCCCTGTTAATTTAATTATTAAGTTACTGCTGGTCCTACAAACTCCATTGTAATTTCGTCTGTTGCATCAACTGAAGTTGGTAAAGCGTGGAAATTAGTTTCCAAACTTACTATATCATCAATTGAATGTGTAGGTACTTCTAAGTGACAAGTTGGTAGAGTCATAGTAACTCTTGGGCTGTTTCCAGTTCCGCCAACTACAAATACTAAGTTGAAGTCATTTGTAATTACTGAAGTTGATTCAATAATATCTTCAAATAAGTCTGCACTTGAGTTTCCACTTGATGGAGTATTTAAGTAACAAGTAAAGTTACCTGATACATTTCTTGTTCCTGTTACGTGACCTAAAGGCTGATTAACAATACCTAAAGTTTCAGGAGTTAAGAAAGTTATATTGTTTGAAATAGTAACATTACCACCTGTTAGTGTTAAATCATAAGAAGTTTGAATATCTCCATCTGCTGTTGCAGTAACAGTTAAGTCTGTTAACCTATTTCTAATAAAGTTATTTGTATCAGCTGCTGCTGTTCCTTCATAAATTGTTGCTGTTGGCATTGAAGATGCTTCAGTAATAATCTGACCAAAACCAGACCAGTTTGCTGTAGCAATTCCGTCAATATCAAAATCAATTGAAACTTCATTTACTACACAGTCTGCAATTTGATAAATAGTTGGAGATGTTTTACCACTACCCATTTCAAATGTAAGTGTAAA